CGTATTGTACAAGGTAGCTTTTGAACGGAACCTTGGAACACATAAAACTCATCCGCGCCCATCCAGATCACAACATCATCAACGGCTATCGCTGCGTTAGGAGACTGAATAGAGATTTTTTCTGAGATAGAAGTTACACCAAAGGTGTACGGTGGGCCTAAGAACTGCATGGCGTACAGGGTTGTGTCAGTAAACACCAAGATTTGCTGTTTAGTTTCAACCGCTTGGATAATCTCAGATCCTAAACCTAATCTAATTTCACCCGCCGTATTAGTGGCACGAGTTTCCCAATCGGTAGGAGACTCTGAGTCGGAAAAACGAATGATTAAAGGGTCTTGAACCCCAGGTGCGAACTCTGGGTCACAACCAAACGCAATAACATGCCTATCTCTATCAGAAACCAAAACCTGTTTCGCTATGGTAGGAGCTTTATTTGCATTAGCAAGATCAGTAATGTCTACAGCGCGGTTTTCAACTCCAGAACTTGCGTCCCAATAGAAGACAGGGCCATCACGATAGTTTAGAATTAAATCCTCACCAAAGTTATTGTGATGCCATAACCGCAGTGAATCTTCAGCAATTGTCTGACCCCAAGGACTACTGCCCCATGTTCCTGCGTCCCAACCATTGTATTGTTGGCTGATGTTCTTACCAATATTTATTTGGTACTTAGCGACAGTATCAACTCCCCCGCCAGAACCAGTAGTTGTTGCAGTAACCGCTGTTGGATTTAAAACACCATCGTCTGTAATATCCTGTATACTGGTTCCTGCCTGCCGTGCCTCAAAAGTGTACGTTACGGCACTGATTCGGGTAATCTGGTACTCTTGGTTTAAAACGTCCGCCGTAATTGTCGCGTCAATGTCCGTTGCATCACTGAATGTAACAAAATCGCCTGTTTCTGCACCATGGTTCTTGGCGCAAGTTACTGTGATTGTTGCGTCCCCTGCAACGGTAGAGAAAAAGACATCGTCTGTGTCATCTTGATCCACAACGGCATAGATACCTCGAGTGGAGCCTGTAGCTTCTACACCCGTAACAGAAACTTTAGTTACATAATCTCCGTAATCCACAAGTGTCCCAACGGAACCTGTAGCAGAAACCCCTGTAAAGTTTTTTATAGTGATGTTTGTTCCAGACGTAAAAACGTCCAAAGGTGCGTTAGCCGAACCTGTAGCAGAAACTCCTGTTACTGTTCCTGCGTCATCAACTGATTGTGCTATAACTGTTCCTACTGATCCCTCTAAAGAATTGTATAAAGGAACTCTGTCACCGCTAAAATCAATAGACACATCAGCAAGAAGTGTGGCGGATGACGTATACCGCAAAGGAGTAATGTCAAAAAGTTGACCGCCTCGATCGATGTAGTATTTAATATTTGTTCCTACACCAATGTAACGCTCTTTGTCCAAAGTAACCCACGACATTAAAGCTCGGCAAGAACCAAGGAACGAGTACGAAGCTGATCGTTTCAACCACCCACCGATTTTTTCAGGGTATCCAAAACGAAAACGTACCTTATCCATGTCAATCCAACCGCTCTCGTTAGAGTGCGGTGTAAGATCTTTGTTTATACCGGGTTTAAATTTTAACGGGATTAGAGGCATTGTTTACTCCGGGCGAACAGGCCATGTAATATCCAAAGGATACCCCACTTGACTCGGAATGTCTCTCAATTGTTGCCGGTACTCCCGCCATTTTAGCTGTATTTCTTCTGATACGTCGGGCAATTGTGTCCAATCGGACATTGCCAGATCGGCTCTTCGCGCTCTTTCAATTTCATTTTTTATTTCTTCGTACCGAAGTGTATCCTCTTCAGGAGGCTTAAATTCTTTTAAAACCGCACGTAAAACATAACGACCATTTAGATACTCTGGAATCTCTTGCCAAATTACATAGTGCGTTTCTTCGTTGTAGAAGGGAGGTTCTTCCTTAACCACAACAATAATGCCGTACTTCTCCTTCATGTATTCTCGGTCTTCAAACTTTTTAATTGGAAGACTTACCGAAGGGTAATCTTTTTTAAACGAATGATATGTGTACGGATAAGTGATAATCGTTTTCTTATCCTGATTTACTTTTGCGTACATTGCAAATCTCCTTATCCCATAAACCCATATGTTCCGTTAAGATCTATAAGATCAACGGCAGCTTGTCTCGTTTTATAGGCATTGTTGCCCTCACGAACAACTCCCAAACTGCCTGTTTTACCTGCTTGACCTCTAAGGAGCATAAGCTTGTCTATACCAACTCTTGCTAGACCTTTGAAGATATACTGTTGAGAGTCAAGCTGTCTAAACTCCCTCGTTCTAAAAGTATTATTAGGATACATTTGTTTAGACGCAATTGTACTATTTAAACTTGAGCCAAACACATAAGGTGTATTTAGATGAAACGATGTTGCTGTTCCATTAATGGGATCAAAAGATAAAATTTTATCTCCAGTGGCATTCATCGTAAAGACAGTTGAATAATCCCCAGTGAAGTCCCCATTACGTATACATTGTAATGAGGATAAATTATCATCTGTCCTAAGACCAGGAAGTGTGAAAGGCTCATCTAAGTCCAAAACAAAATATTTTGTATGTCTATAAGTACCCATGTAGTTTCGTTGATAACTAGGACCATCATTAAAAGTCCAATTTGCAATAATTTTTCTACCGTCAGGACTGAATTCAAAGTGCGTACAGCCTCCAAAACCACCAACAACTTCGTATTCACCAAGACCACCAGTGTCTCCACCACTAGGCCCTGAAAATGTACTCTCAGACTCATACTTGGTAACCGTATAGGCATTGAGAGTACTAATATCCCATGGAGTAGTTAAATCTGAACTATAAAAGGTAAGACGGTTATAATAGTCATCAGCTTGACGAGTCCAAAAAAACCTTGTCCCATCTGGATTAAACGCTATTGGCCTTGCAATACTTCCATAAACTTCAAACGGCCCATAAACATATGATATGGAAGTCGGTGTTCTTGTAACACTTTTGCCTCCATATTCATATCGGCTTTGTATATCAAAAGGACGTTTTAAAGTCATTTGATAGGTGTATTTGTTACTATTTGTGTACACGTAACGACCATCAGGACTAAAAACGAGGCCGCTGTCCCACTGACCAAGCGGTAATCCGCGATAACTATCTGCTTCAGTATCTTCTTCAATATCAAAGCCTGAGTAATATGAAGTTGAAAATTGTAAGGAGCCTGCAGATTTTCTAGCTACGCTACCACCACCACTTGGGCTTCGCCCATAAGAATAACCGTACCCTGAGAATCTAGGCGAGGCGTTCAAGGCGGCAGTTACTCCGTCAGAACTTGTCGCGCTTAAACCTAAACCTGGAGAGGAAGGTTCATAATCAAATAATAACCTTGTTGCAGCCAAACCCGTTATTTTTTTACTATTACTTGTATTTATGGTTGTTATGTCATTTGGCGTATCTAGATGTAACAAGTTTATAGAACTAACTTTTCCCGTATTTAAACTTGCTCTAATCGGATTCATTTGAAACCACAACGCCGTGCCGTCTTTAGTGAACTCTGCCGCAGTAATGTAATTACCTTCTTGACCAAAAAATGTGCCGCTCGATCCTCTTAGGTTATCAATCCGTGTAACGCTAGGAAGTTCCCCTGAAAAAGTCCAAGGGTTGTCTAATTCCACCACAAAAACAGATCCCGCTGATTGGGTTTGGTCAGCGTTTTCAAAGGGTATCCCTGAAATACAAACCTGTGTGCCTGTATTATTAAACCACATGTATATCCAATCACGAGGTTTAGTATCGGGGTAAAGATCTTGGTCGTCTATTGTAAACGAAAAAGTCCCACCAGTGGATTGAAGAGTTGAAATGTCCCATGCAGTCTGTAGATTATAAATTCGAAGTTGCGCATCTGAAGCAGCGTCAGTCGCTGTCTCATTGCCCACACTGAAAACCCAAAGTTGGGTTCCGTCTGGTTTCATTTTAGCACAAAGAGGCAACCTAGATGTTGTAACACCATCTGATATAATGCTGTCAAAACCGGGTATCTTTTTAACTTTGTACTTATTTACATCATTACTAACGGGATTAGTAAAAGCAGGCCCATACGCATTTAAAGCACTAGATTGTGTGTCGTTGTCTTCAAACTCAACTAGATAAAAGCCCATATGACCAGTATTATGCTGACCCTTCCAACTATGAGCAAAGCTAGGAGGTGTCCAAGATATATACTTATGATTATACGTTTCTTTAGGTGCAACTCCAACAATTTGAAAGCCATACCCCAACCGAGGAATTATGTTGGCTACGTCATACACGGTAGTTGGGTCATAATCAAACAAACTATATTCTAACAATCGAGGCGAGAAAGCTTCTGCGGAATTATTGTTTAAATCCATGCAAAACAATTTGTTGCCTGTTGGATCAAATTGAAAGTTTGCTCCTATGCTATATCCGACTCCAAACCCCCCTTTCCTGTTGTAAAAACTTAGATCTCCTCCGCCCCCATAGAGAGGCTTAAAACCGTCTTTAAGATCGTGAGCTTTAAAACCATTCCAGACCCCACTGGTAATTTCTCGTGTAAGATTACCAACTGAACCTAAATTATAGCTTTGGAGAGCAGTTTTAGTTGAATTATTAAGATTATATTGATCTACATAACTAGCAGAATTACTCGTTAAATCATAACCATATAGAGCAAACCCCAAGCCGCCAGTATCTCCTCCGGCATTTGGAGCAGCTACTACAAATAATTTGTTGCCGCTATCTGCAAAAAATACATCTCTTACATACCGAGGCGGGAGGGATGTCATATCGGGCAACTGGGTGTAAAAAAGTCCACTACTCGGGCCGCTGCTTATGTTACTAGAATTAGTAATATCCCATCTTCCAGAGTTATTAAAACCCCAATAAGCCAGAGTGCAAGATGAGCCTGAAGCAGTAGGGCGATTTGGCCCAAAAAAGTAAATCATAGTCGAAGTATTATTAATAGCTGCTTCGGGGTGCGGAACAATTTCAAAGTTTAAAACTGGGTTGTCGGAGTCAAAAAGTCCACCAATTTCAAAATCTTGATATCCATCATAACTGGCTGTTTCAATGTCGTTAGGTGTTGATAGTGTATACTGAAAAATACGAGTTGAATTAGCCGTCGTCCCGACGCCGCGCTTGGTTCCTGAACACTCCATGAGGTACATCTTCGATCCGTTGTCACCAAAACGAATTTTATGATACGGTCTGAAATAATTAACACCATTTTCATTCATATCATAATTTGCTACTGCTTCAGGATTTGCAGTATCAGGAAACTCAAGAATTTTAAGACTACCTTTATTAAGTGTAGATATGTCCCAAGGAGTACCTAAAGTCATTGAACCAATAACAGCTACTCCCGTTGCACTACCAAAAGCAGACAGCTTAGGTCTAAAGCTAATAAGAATGCTCCCGCCCGTACCATTGAATCTAAACTCAGGGCACTGAAGATAGTCAGGAAATGTGAACAAAGCCCCAGCTGCAGTATTAGTGTCATAAATTCTAGAAGTAGCACCCCCTAATGATAAAAAAGTACCACTCATTATTCCGTCAGCATAACTCGCGTCTCCAATGTAACGATTCTTGTTACTACCAATTCCTTGGTCGTAAGGAATATCCTTCCAAGCCATCATCATCTGACTATTTGTTGAAGAGTTGCGTACAGTATCAGAATCACGATAAACAGGACTATCCTGATTAAAAGTGAAATTCGTAGGATCAAAAATATCGCTAGGATTTTTGCTAGACTGTATTGTTTTAGAAGTGCCGCGACTCATGACATATTTAACCCTGAAACAAATCCATACCAAGTAATTCCGCCGTCTCTAGTACTGAACGTGAAAACGTCTATTTCATTTGCGCCAGTAGAAAGTGCCGGAGAAGTACCCCCCGCCCAGATTACGTCTGTTGTGAAATCAAAAGCGTGCGATCCTCCTACAGCATCTTGAATAATCTCTAAGGTACAAGAGTACGATTTACCGCTTGTGGGAACGTTACTAAACGCTAGATCTGTGTCTTCGCTTAGTGTTGTGTAAAAATGATTTGCAAGAGAACAATCAAGTGTCGTTACGTTACCAGAAGATGTAACCGAAGAAGCTGTCTCAACATTACTCTTAACTGTCAATTGCTCCGCAATATTTACATCACCGTTAGCATCCGCCGTAACTACCTTTGATGCCTCGGAAGTACCTAATGATCCTGTCAGGTCGTTGTAATTTAATTCCGCTGCGGTGGCTGTAACACCTAAAGATGCAAGAGCGGTAGCCGCATCTTCTGCGACCCAATTAGTGCCGTCACCTACAATAAAATTACTATCGGTAGGCGTAAGTCCCGCAATATCATCTAAACCCGCATCATGTGCCTGAACATCAGTTCCTATAACCAAGCCTAAATTTGTTCTAGCTTCAGATGCGGTTCCGGCTCCTGTTCCACCGTCTGCGACAGCAAGATCAGTGATTCCAGTAATCGAACCACCTGTAATAGAAACACTGTTAGATGTTATGGAACCGCTTTCTATGACAACGTTAGTTAACTCCAAACCATCTGTGTAATCAACAACCTCGCCAGTGCCTGTAGCTACAATTACTTTCTTTTGGCCTGCAGAAACTGAAGTTGTTTCTACCGGATCATTTTGAGAAAAGATTAGCGTATAAGAAGTATTGTTAAAAATGTGGTAAACTTTGGTCTGAGTAAACTCGTCACCTATTTCGTTAGATTTTATTAATATAGTGCAATTTTCTGTTGCAGAGTTAAACTGCAAGGCTTTGTAATTACCTTTTTGATTAAGACTTGCAGACGTTTCAATATTGTCTGTTAAAAGATCATAAGAAGCACCTGCAGAGCTTAAATCTACAATTGAAAAACCATGGGTTGCTCGATCTAACGCTTCTAGGTTTAGGTTAGTCAATGTACCCCATGTACCTGACTCTTCTCCTGTTCCTATTAGGGCTATGCCGTTTATGTTTGTATATGTTGTCATAGCGTTTTCCTATGTCGGTTTTATCTCTGTCCAGTCCGCTGCATTACCTGGGTTGACTGGAGTATACGTTGTTTCTGCGTTTGGATCAATCTGTTGCCACGTATTCCCAGGGTCTGGAAGTATACTGCCCCAAACAAGAACAGTGCCTACAGATCCAACAAACCGCGCAGGAGTCGGTGCCAACACCTCGTTAACTACAACGCTACCTACAGACCCAACAAGTTGAGCGGGAGTCGGTGCCAACACCTCGTTAACTACAACGCTACCTACAGACCCAACAAGTTGAGCGGGAGCGGACACCAACACCTCGTTAACTACAACGCTACCTACAGACGTAGTAGCTTGAACCCCCGGACGGATGTCTATGGTTGTAACAACAGCGATTGGCGCAGAGGATATGGGGTAAGAGGCTAACACTTAACCAAACCTATTATCTAAATAATCAACTACATCTTGGCATTCTTGATCAGTATACGGTCTATTAGCGAAAGCCATAGCCATAACGGCTAATCCAGTATTACTTGAATAAATATCATCTGCTATAACAGGTCTAGCAGTATTAGTAGAAGTTTTTACACCATACAAAGGTGAACTCTGAAAATTAAAAGTACCTTTATTGGCAGTATTAGTTAAAACCCCTGTGCTACGGTTTCTATTTCTATACCAATAATTACTTACTCCTGTGTCCTCCATACGAAACACAAAACTCATAGACTGAACAGAACCTGATCCCGCTCCGCTAATAGTGAATTGTGCATATGCACCGTTGGAAGTAGTAGCAGAAGGTCTTCTTTGTTCAATTGTACCATTAGAATTTTGAAATACTATAGTGTTAGAATACTGGCTTGTACTGCTTAAAGCGAAAACACCTGCGCTTGTACTTGTATTTGGTGTTGCAGCACCCATACCAAAATAATTAAATAATCGTGACCAACCACTTGAAGTACCTGGGACATATGTTCCAAAAAGTGTGAAACCACCTTCAGCAATTACGGTTGGCCCGTCCCAACTATTGAGACGAGTCATTAAATTTACAGCACTGCCACCATTGCCACTTGGTACAGGCAAGTAATATTCCGTCCCACCTTGAGTGGGAGTATAAGATACTCTAGTTGCACTTCTTTCTACCACCCAATTATCTGTTCCGTAAACACCCGCCCCTCCAAATGGGATAATTTGATGCCCTGTAGATCCCGTTGTCCAAGTACTGGGTCCCGCTGTTATATCAACGGCCCACTGTAACTTTGCATCAGTAGTAAGAGGTAAGTTACCCACTGGCGGCGGTGGCGGCACTGGAGATGGCACATCTGTATTGTAAGCTCGATCTGTATTCCAAACCCCGTCTACGTTTACAGTAGGACTAGACCATGGATCTCTATCTGCAAACTCGAAAGTCCCTATTCTTGAGTTGTTAAATCGCCATCCAGACATATTAAATCCTATGTGTATGTGGTAGAGTTACCACCATTATATGCAGACGATACATAAGCTGTTGGAAAATTTCGTACATCACCAGGCCAGAGTATTCTCACAACACCTTGACCTCCTTGCGCCCCAGAACCTGCCGTATCATCCTCTCGACCTGATCCGCCACCGCCGTATGCCCCACCAACCCCTGCACTTTGACCATTTGCTCCACCTGATCCACCCGTACCGGCAAAGTTGGTACTACCTCCCAAACCATTTGATCCTTCACCGTAAATTCCTACTCCGCCACCGCCAGTTGAGGGAATACCACCCGCACTTTTGCCGCCGCCGCCGCCGCCGCCGCCACCTGCTCCGGCTGCACCTACGCCAGAGTTCCCGCCACCTGCATTACCGCCATTACCACTGTAGCCGCCTGCACCGCCACCGCCACCGCCGCCGTTGTTATTGAAAGAACCGCCACCACGACCACCGTTGCCACCACCGTCACCAATAGAAAAAGTACCTCCTGCACCACCAGGATTTTGAGCATATAAACCGCCGTTACCGCCAGTAGCCTCGGCAATAGTTGTAGAGGACACAATAACGTTAGAAGTACCTCCTGCAGATCCTGCCGTTGTCCCTGACGAACCCCCTAATCCGCCCTGTCCAACATTCACAGTAATAGTTTGCCCAGGTGTAACCGTGTAATTATTTAGGTACGCTAGACCGCCTCCGCCTCCGCCACCGCCAGAATAGTTACTAGTGCCAGGACACGCATTCGCACCGCCTCCGCCTCCGACACAAAGAATCGTTATAGATGTTACACCAGTGGGAACAGTCCAAGTATACTGTTGAGAAACCGTGGTAGGGTTTTTAAACAGTGCATCTCCCGCAACAGCAAATTTATCCGAAAACCAAAGACGATAAGCGTAATGTCCATTTATTCCCCAAACACCATTATTGGAGCCTACAAGGCTATGCGCGGGTTGTCCAATCAAACCACTGGTGTTGCGCCATCTGTTCCCCATGTCATTACTCTAAGATCTCGTAAGAACAAAAACCTTTTAAATCACTATTAGCAGACGCAGATAGTCTAATTGCGTCCCCTTCTTCGAGGTAGATACCTGCATCTTTAGCAATAAGAACTAACGTTGAATCAGCAGGTACTTCTATATCGAATGCAAAGTAATGTTCCGTACTAGATCGTCGCAATGAGGCTCGAACATTAGCGGAGTTAGCACCATCAATATTTGAAATAATCAAGCTGTTAACTTTATAGACTTTATTACTAGCGGCAGCGTTTGTCGTGATCGACGTTAAAGTCGTTGTTATAGTCAAAATGTCTGTTTTACCAGTAATTGTGTCTACTGCGACTAGATTAGGAGCAGCCATGGTTTATCCTCCGAATATCATCGCATAAGCAATTGCTCTGCGTCTTGTTGTTAAAATACCATCTTCATCTGGAACAGTAAGGGTTCTATCTGCGGTAGCTGTTTCAGCCGAAACCCTTACGTCATAGGTTCCTGTGTTGAAAACTAAGTCCGCGCTGTCGTCAACAAGTATACTGGCATTAGAAGCCCCATCACTAGAACCTTTAATCTGAAATACACTAGATAGAGAACCGTTAGATGTAACCCGAAAGTCAAAATTAGATGCTCGGGCTACGGTACCTGGGTCAAGTATAGTTGAGCCTAACATCGAATAGGTTGTATCACCGGTGCCCGCTGAAGTTCCGTTTCCTCGGTAATAAATCCAACCTAGACTGTCGCCTGCAACACCCGCGTTACCTCCTCGGGTGTTATGCATAAACATTTGAACACCCGCAGTACTGTCGCCTGTGTTTTTAAAACGAACTGCGTCACTACCCGAAACCGTTTCGTGATGAAAATCGGCTTCTTTAACAAAAACAGCGGGGTCACTGGTATCAAACTCAAGCATAGATGGATCTGTCGCCGAGCCAATTTTCAAGGCAGAAGCTTCAGAGGCTTTAAGTGTAACAGTCTTAGTTTCTTCAGTTAGGTCGGTTAGAAGAACGGTGCCCGTTTGATCTGGTAGTGTAATAGTTTGATCTGCAGTGGGGTCAACTACAGTGACAGTCGTTTCAAAAGCGTCGTCGGTTGCGCCTTCAAAAATTAAATTATTGTTTGTAAAAAAGTGAAAACCGCTAGTAGTAAACTCTCCAATCTCTTCACCATCTATTCTTATTCGGAGTGAAGAATTAGTAGCTTGAGCAGCAAGATCAACATCTAGAAAATATGTGTCGCTCCCACCCGCATCATTAAAAATTTGGAACTGACTAGCATCAGGATCTGTATCTACAAGTTTAAAATTTGGGTTACTACCTTGGAACACAACCCGTCCATTAGATGTACCCGTTGTAACAATTCCAGTAGAAGGGTCTTGAACCAGAACGCTACCAGTTACATCTGGAATAGTTACAGTGCGATCTGCAGTTGGATCAGTGACAGCTAATGTTGTTTCAAAAGCGTCTTCCGTAGCACCTTCAAATACAAGACTATCTGCGGATCCTAAAGTTACACTACCGCTAAGATCCCCTGTAACATTACCAGTAACATTACCAGTAACATTACCAGACAAGGCACCTTCAAATGTACCTGCAACGATTGTCCCTAAATTGTAAGACGGATCTGTAGGATTAATTGTGCCCTGTGGTACAGGATCATACTCGTCTAGGAACTTCCATTTTGCATCGGTAACATCAAAGTACATACCAACGTGAGTATACCCCACGCCTGTAGTTCCTGTGTTTCTGTTAGAGAAAAATCCTGTATCGACGTTAGTAGGCCCCGCAGTACCTTCCCACTTATCATTTAAAGTGTGACCTGTGGTTGCACCAAACTCTACCGAAATATTATCAGCACTATGTATAAGCTGCGCACTTCCCGTAATAGCGTTTCCAGTAGACAACGTGGTTACAAAGTCGTCTAAGCTAACAGCAAATGTATCTGGTGTTCCTACACTATCAATTTTAACGTAGTATGTTGTGGGCGTTGTCCCTGTAAAATGGCCTGCAAAAAACGCGTCATCGAGTCCCGTTCCAACAAAGGTTGTTCCCGCTTCACCGATGGAGTCGCCCTCGTTAGCACGATAAAACGGAGCACCTGCCGTAACGTCTGCGGTAGAAACAGATGTGGTGGTGCCAAGAACTGTAAGGTCACCATCAACCTGTAAATCTGTACCGATATGTGCAGATGTCCTAACCCTAAAGCTATTTACAGAGTGGTTTTGTTGGTTAACAAGAAGAACACCTTCTGTGGCATGAGAGGAGACAACCCAACCTAGACACATAGGATAGTTAGGATATGTAGGAGAAGCGTTTTGCACTGCCCCCGGAGTAAGACCAACAAAGAAGTTTGTATCAGCATTTAGTCCTGACGTATCTACCCCAAAAATTTGCCCCGCAATAATACAATACCCTTCGGCACCGTTTGCAATATCTCCTGCGGCAAGACCTTGCGCGTTGTATGCATTTACATCCGTAGCGTCTGCCAAACCAACAGTTGGAATCTCATATGTACCAACAGAGTGGTTCCCACTAAAGTAAAGCGGTTGTCCTTTTAAGATAGTAGAACCTGTGTTGTTATATACACGTTGGTGTTCTTCGATTCCTATCTCATGCTGTATATTAGAAATGTCACTGTAGTAATTAAGAGTTTTATGTTCCGCGTCATAAAACACACGACCTTCTTGGTGCGTTGGGTGGTTGATTGCGGTAAGATCCATATAGCTAGAAAAGCTTGGATTATTGTTAAAAGTAGTAGTCGCTCCAGACGCATATGTCGTAGTACTAGACGCGTCGTTAGCTATTGTCCCAGAAGACGTTAACGTACCGTTAAGTGTAGATGTTCCCGAAACATCCACACCGTCACTAAAGTCTACGTTCCCTGTAAAAGTGCCCCCATCAGCTACAACAATATCGTCCGCTGCTACAGTTACAATTACGTGTGTAAGCGCAGAGGCATCAATTCTATTTCCTGAATTTGAACTCTCAAGAACAGTTGTTCTTGAAAGCGTGGTACCAGAGGATGTGTATACTCCAGAACCGATTTCAAATTCGTCTGAATCTTCCAGAAGGTAACGAACTGTTTGCCCATCCGTAATTCCTGCGTCACTAAAACTTTGAAAACCTGCTAGAGGAGTACCAAGCGTAACACTTACATTTGTACCCGGAGCACTTGCTACAGATACTTTTACTCTATTAGCTAGTTTGGTGGGCATTGGACACCTTTAGGCTATACGGATAATCGCGTTTGTTGCATCCGCGTTAGGGAAAACGACTTGGAAAGTACCACTAGAAGAACTCTTATCCGCGCCAAAAGCTAAAATAGCTACCATAGGATTCGTCACACTGATCGATCCTGTGTTTGGTGTACTATTGTAGATAAATGCTCCAAAAGAAGTAAAAGACGAAGATGTCCACTCAGCGTCGTTAAAGTCTGTAATAGCAGTTGTGCCACTTAAAGACGGATCAATGTTTGTGAGTGTTTGTGCGTCTTGAGTGTAACCGCTACCTGTAGGTAACTCTGCACCCGAAACACTAGTTACATCGGCATAATTTGTTGTGGTAGCATCAAAAGTGTTTGTGCCCGTAGTAGATGATTCTTGTCCAAACAAACCTATTTTAAAAGTGTCGCCGGACGCAGCAAAATCGTGCACACCGAACAAAAGCTCTTTTTTGAACGTGTTACACATCGCTGTAGTTAACGCTAGTGTCATTTAAAGTCTCCTTATATGTTCAGCAAGCTCGGGGTGACCTGCTTCTTGTATCGCATTATACACAGTTACACGATCATTGCGAACTGATCTTTTCATGTACTCTATTAGCAAAATCAGCAGCTTTTGTCTAAAGGCAACTGCCTGATCTCGTATTTCTTGAGGAGCCGTGTCTGAAACATGTAATATCTTATCCGCACATTGCTCTGCTAACTCCTCGGGCGTTAAGCCTCGATTATCTGTTGTGATAACCTTAAAATTTAATGCGTTCATTGTTTCTGTCTCACTACTTTACCCATTCTATACTCATCTGTGGTTTGTTTTGCCTCACCTAGCATTTTCAAACCAAGCATAGAATCTTGGAATCTTGCTGTATACTGTTGGATAACATCAGGTTCTGATTTCATAAAAGTTGCCGCTTCAACTAAAGAACCATACAGCAACGACATTTCTGCGTTTTCACTAAGCCAAGTGGTCGCGCTATCGGCTCCCGCAGTTATACTTTGAGGTCGATAAAAATAACTAAGCTGAACAGTATACGCTGAGTCAGGATTAGGAGATAAAATAAAGTTTATATTATCAAACTGAGCATAATACCTTGGCTGTCCTGCGTCGTCAGTGTCGTTTTGATAATCACGCAAAAAACTCACATCTTTATAGTCAACGTAAAAAATCTCATTGTCTGTATTTGACCAACTTAAAGAAAAAGGTGCCAGAAAATCGTCTGGAATGCGTAAGTATTGATTGTTCGCGGTCATTGAAGCCGTAGCATTTTTTCTAAACAAGTTTAGCTGTACGTTTTTTAAAATACGTTCTTCAGCCTGACGGATAAACAAGGGTATATTGTTTACAAACGTAACTTCGTTGTTTTCAGTGTAATCTTGTATCGCTGTTTTTAGCTGTAAATATGTTAGAGCCATCTATGCCTCCACCGTTACTGGTCCGGCAGAAGCAACTGTGCCTCCACCCTTTAGGGTTGTTGTTGTAAAATACTCCCCGTAAATATCTAAGTTATTTACCATAAACGGAAGCATTGTTCCTTCAATATACGTCACTACATCTGCATATTTGCTGTTGGTGTAAACATTAGCCCCACTAGCACTTTCTGCCTGCCAAATATAACCTGGGTTAAATGGGTTATACGGTGGAGCCGTTGTAGTGTAACCAGGAGTTTTAGGATCAGTCCAATTATCCGCATACCAAACGTGAAAAAGCCAACCGCTATTCGTCTCGCCGCCAGTATCTCCCCCGTATTGATCGCTTGAAAAAAGAGTATTTGCTTCCCCACGAGCAGGAAGAAAGCCTCCGTCAGGAGTCCACCATCGTTCAAACGGTAAAGTAAATTGCGAAGAATATTGACCTGATGGGTATACCAACCCTAATTCACCACTTGAATAGTACTGGTTAGAGTACCAAAGATCGTACTGTTTTGGATACCGTGGCCCTTGTCCCCCACCTATTTGCGCATTCCCTAACGGTATGTCTTTTGAGATCATCGTCGCTTTGAATGTTTCAGTCCCATACTGAAGTTGATCATACTTAGCAAACGGATCTTCCGACGCAATTGTAAAGGAGTAATTATCTGCATCTATCTTGGTTATGGTGTGACCATCCGAGTCATTTAAACGAGTAG